AGTATTGTCTATTTGTTTCGGTGATTAAACCTCCGTTTGGAAATGCCATAATCTATTAACTTTTTTCATTAATTTTTTCTGATTGAACTTGCTGAGCAGCTACCTGTATAATTTGAGGGTCTCTAATTATCACTCCAGAGTACATCAATATCTGGCTTATTAAATTCACTTGTTCTGTAGGATGTAATTCAAAGTTTACAGATGAAGCGGCATCATAAATATACTGTCCGGTGGTTGGAGATGTAAAAAAATTCCACACAGGATCCAAAGGTCTCCTAATATAAGTAGCTGATATATTGCTAGTTATAGATTGAGGATACACGTAAATTTTAAAATCTTTATATCTATATACCGGGTAGTACAATGTAGGCTCAGTCAGTTTTGAAAGATTCATTTCAATTAACTCATTAGCTTGAACATATTGAACCTCTTTTTCATCGTTGTATATTACCGTTCCTAATTTATAAAAACTGAAAGGAAACACTTGTACAACAATAGTTACGCCAGCTACTGGTAGCGAACTTAAAAATAAATTTGAACCCACAATAGCCCATTGATCTGAACTTTGGACAAGTCCATTAAAAGTTACTCTAACTGAGCCACTATCCAAGGCTGAAGCATCGATAGATAACAAAGGGTATTGTGTAATGTTGTCGATTGTTGTTATTACTTCAGACACAGAAGCGCTGCTTGTGTTTGGAATATTAAAATACGGGCCAACATAATCGCATTCCCCTAGTTCTTCAAATATAGCTATTTTTTCCTGTAGATTTTTAATTCTATCGGAGTATTCAGTATCATTATCAGGTATCCTTAATTGTTGATTAAGATCCTCAAAATAATTGTTAAATATACTTAACTGAACCTGAGTGGAGGTCCTATTAAATTCATCAGGAGTCATATACCCTCTTTGTTCTTTGTTTAATATCAATAGAACTGTTTTGTATACTGTATCTATATTTATTGCCATGTGTGCTCTATTATAATATTAAGCGGTCACAATATGCAACCGCTTAGTATTAATTATTACGTATTATTACAATTTTTTCTCTATGGATCTGTAAATTTCTACACCTTCGTCGGTCTTGAAAAATGCAGCCATTGCTGAGTATGGGTTTTCGTCAAAAGGAACTGTCATTAGCTTTCTATCGTTAGATCCCCAATGGAAAGTTCTTTGGTCTTGTGACAATCTAATTATACCGGCTTCAACAGCTTTGATAGCAAAATTGCGTAATCCAACATTTTCGTCGTTTGCTAAATCAATAAACAGTTTTGGATTTTTTCTAGCAAATAACATTAAATCACGTTTAAGTTCTTTTGATGTCATTTTGCTAACCTTTGAGCCAAGTTCTACTCTTAAAATAGCTTCTGCTTGATCTACATCCATATCTCTTGCTGCAGCTAATGCTTCAAACTCAATTTCAATCTGTTCTAATTCATCAATAGCTTCTTTTTGCTTATCAAGTTCTTTATAAATTTTATTTAATGCCGGATGATATAGTGATAATAATTTTTGTAAATTTTGTTTTTGCTTTGGAACAAATAGAACTCCATCCTTGAAAATGATATGCCCTAATGTAGCCTCTCCTTTTTGATCTTTAACAAATGGTGAGTTTTGGTTTGTTGCATATCTTAACTCTAGTTGTTCTCCAGTTTCTTTATCAAACCATAGTAATGGATGTGCTACGGAATGTCTAGATTGCATCATATATGTTAATGGAGATTTTCCAACTATATAATAACTTCTATCTTTAATTTCCCAAGTATCCTCTTTAGTTTGTTTTTGCTTTGCAGGTGCTTTGAGCACAGGCATATCAATATCCTGATCCAGATCTTGATCCGTATCCTGCTCCATTTCTAATACATCTAAATCTTCTTGATCTTTATTTACCGGTGTTTGTTTTTTGACCATTGGTCTTTTTTGAGTTGCCATAATATAATAAAATTTAATAAGTTAATTTTTTAAATGGTAAAAACCACCCCCGCTAATTCCACGGGGGTAATCTTTACATATTTGTTATGCAGGAGTCTCTGTAGTTGTAAACAATACAAAGTTGTTAGCTCCTTGAACACATAAACATCTTTCTGATAAGAAGTGAACTTCCATTGCATCAAGACTTGAAGTTTGAGCTCCACCAACTGATCCAGTGATCCAGTGTTTCATTCTTCTGTCATCGTGCTGAGAAGCGCGGTATCTTACGTGTAAGAACGGACGACGGATGTTAGTTCCTAAGATTTCATCGTAAACGGTTGAGGTACCAGCCGGAACTAATAAACCAGAGATAGAACTATTGGTTAATGCACCACGAGTAGAAGCGTCATTCAAATATTTCCAATCTGTTTTATAGAAATCGTAAGATCCTCTTCTAAATCCAGAGAAGCCTAAATTCAAAGCCATTTTTTCTGAATTTTCGAATAACCCGTAAGATGTACCACCAGCTCCGTAAGAGTTTTGCGTAGATAACATGTCATCAATAAGTAATGATAACGTACGGTTATTAAATAGCATATTCTCTTCAATAGCTCCTTGAGTATCTAAGTTTTTCAAGATTGTATCAAAGTCTGTTAATTGGCCAGAGAAGTTAGCAACAATGTTACCTCTTTCTTTTACGGCAGCAAATAAACCTTGAGTACCTTTTACTCCGGCTAAAGCAGCAGGGCCACCAGCAGCAGCAAGTTCTCCTTCAACAACTGACATTTCTAAGTAATCTTCAAAACGTAAACGAGTTTCAGATTCTGCTTTTAAATACCAGAAATAACCATCAGCTCCTTCTTCGGTTGTGATTTCAACCCAGCCAATTTGAGCTGTGTCTGATCCGTTAACCGCATATTTAGAACGGATAATAATTGGACTGTTACTGTATTGGGTGAAAGACGGTTGGATGCTAACTAAATCATCATCTGTACTTCCTTTTGCAAATTCAGAACCATAAACGAAGATTTTTAAGTTTTCAGTATCCATAGATCCCCATCCAGAAGCGTACGGTAAAGCTGTAACATCAGCTCCGTCAACATCAGAGATATAGGCTTTAACCTCTAACCCAGTTTCATCAATAACCACAATGGTTTGGTGAACAGATAATACATTGAACACATCCGGTCCAACAGGGATAGTCAATACGTTAGCAGCTCTTTCTACTCCAGTATAAGCAACATGCAAACGGTTTTGCTCTGACCAAATAACCTGATCTGAAGTCATCGGCATTTCAGCGCCAACCATTCTTAAGAAACCAGATAGAGTTCTGTTACCATAACGCTCTACTTCTTGTTCGTAGATTTCAGGCAAATACTGCTGAGCAAACGAAGAAAAGTTATCGTTGTTAGGGTCTGTAAAGTTTAAATAATTTGTAAGTAATGTTTGTGGCTTTTGTGAAGGCACAATTGATCCGAAAAACGGATTAGGCGTAAATGTAGTTGCCATGTGTTTTTAGTTTTAAGTTGTTTTTTTAATTTTTAGTTTGGTTGAATCAACACCGTTAATTGCTTTTATTTTCATTCCGTTAACAAATAAACTTTCCGGCGTAGTGGTACGAGGCTCATTGGCTATATTGTTAGATTTTGCCATCACTTCTTTTATCCCATCTGCTTTACCTTGCTCATAAATTTGTTTCATGATAGTGTCGGAATTATCAGCAACATACATTGCTTTATGGTATCCTTTAACATCTGTAACCTCTCCATTTTCATTTAAGAACTTCTTAATTATGTTAGAGATATTAGATTGCTTTTCAACCACTGCACTTGGGTTTTGAACATTATACCTTAATGTTTTTTCTCCTAAATTAAATTCAAAACCTTTGAATTCGTTAGAGAATAGTCTTTGGGTATCTTCCTTAAACTTACCGTGCAATTGCTCTGAACGTTCTTGATCCTTTTTATATCTATTGAAAAACTCGTAAGCCTCTTGCTGGTCTTTATTGATCGATGGCTTCAACTTGATTTCATCGTAATATTTCAATTTAACCTCCTCAAAATAACCTTGAGCTCTTGCAACTTCTTCTTTAAATGCTAATCTTTTTTTCCTAATGTCTCTTTCGTCATCCAACTCTTCGTCATAGCTGAACTGTTCTTCCATTAAGAATTGTATTTCTTCGTCGTCTAAATGCGGACGTGCTTTTTTATAATATTCTTTTAGTAAAACTTCTCCTTTTACTTTTGAATAATCGGTGTTTAGCCTAGCGTAATCCTCTATTGTACCACCGGTTTCTTTCATAAACGATACAAGTTTTTGAATGTTCTCTGGTAACGGTTCTCCGGTTTCCTTTGATTCATTTACAATTTCCTGTAATCGTTCTTCTTTAATATTTTCTGTGGATACCTCTACAACTTCAATTACTTCTTTTTCATTGTTTTCGGTAATGACTTCAGTGACTTCGTTTCCTTGGCCCATTTCTTGCAATCCCACTTCAGGCTTTTGGCCGCCCAACAAGCCTTCATCTGTGCTTTGCTCTTGAATGGCATTTGTATCTTTTTTATTTGTTAAATCTATTTTTGTAATAGTTTCTTTTTTATTCAACTTTTTTGGAGTTGCTTTTGTTGTTTTAATTTTGAAGTCTCCTTCTTGTCTTACTTCTTCCATGATATAATATTATAAAATTGTTAATGTATGCTTATATTTCTATTGATCCTAGTCCTAGTCCGTTCATAACGTCATTGCCGGATGATTCAAAATCTTTAGGCATTGAATCATTTTTTCTTTGATCAATTAATTCACTTTGTTGAGTTCCTTGCATTTTTATTCTTTTATCTTTTCGGTCCTCTATCTCTGTGATTTTTTCTTTTTGCTGTTGCAAATTCATTTGAGCAAGCTGAAAACTGTAATTGAATTCTTCCGCCATTAATTCTTTCTTAAGAGCGGTCTCAGCATGCATTCTTTGTATTTCAAGTTGAGACTTAATTTGTTCAATTTGAATTTGCGTTTGGGCCAATGCTTCTTGCTTTTGCACTTCAGCCATAGCTGACTTTTCGGCCAACTGAGCGTTTGCTTCGGCTTGCGCTTGTATGTTTTGCTGTTGTTGCTTTTGTTCTCTTTCAATCTTTTTCTTTCTTTTGTATTTTAAAGATTGGTTAGCTAACTTAATATTTTTGATTTGCCGGATATCAATAGCATCTTCTAAATCAATACCTCCTGATTGCAGAGCAATTTGTATATTTTGTTCTAGTTGAGCTTTTTCTTCTTCATCTGGCTCTAGTTCTAAATAAATACCAAAATCATGCAGATTTAAATTTTGTATTTCTTTTAATGTTTCTACATTAAATGTTGAAATACTCTGCATTAGCGAATTTGCTGTCAATGGGTAATTTAAAGATTCCGAAACCTTTAACGAGATATTCTCACACAACCTTAATGTTAAATACAAACTTGATTGCAAAATATGTCTTGTAGCTGTATTTGAATTTGCGGCTGCTAATTTTTGTAGCCCAACTAAAGCATCTCTATCAGGAGTACTCGCGTCTCTAGCCTCATTCAATCCCGTGACATCACGTATCATTTGTAAATAATACTGGTAGGTAGCAATTAGAGACTGGATCTTTGCGTTACCTGATGAACTTTGTAGTTCTTGGATAGGAACTTTACCAGCATTCAAACCTCCGTCTTGATTCATTGATCTACCTACAATACTTCCTGTTTGGAAATACATATTCAATGCTTCCGCTGGATTGTATTTTGTACCATTACCTAAATCAACTTCCATCAAGCCGTCCGCATCGACGAATACCCCGTCAGGAACTATCCTAGACAATACTTGTTGCAACTTTAAATGGGTTAATTGAATCATATCAGCAAAACCAATACATCTGCTAACTAATGATTCGATTCTTCCTCTGTACATTCTAGGAGCACAAATAGCGTAACTCATTTCTACTTTAGTTGTGTCTGCATAAGGACGAGTCATGCTTTCGCTCATTTCCCACTTAAGCATTTTGTCACGGCCCAATACTTTTACGCCAGTAAAAAGCACCTCTATTGATCTAGATACTCTTTTAAACGTATCGTTTTCTGGAGGATTAAAGCTATCGTCTTTTTCTATTGCTTTTTCTAATCCGTATTCTGTTTTCTTTATTTTAAATACTTGATCAAAATAAGTTTTGTACTCAAAATATAATACTTGTACATTACTAGAATCATAATTTTGAAAGTAGTACGGATTTCTATAGTTAGTGTCACCTGGGAATTTTTCAATGTCTACAAGATCCTCTTTTGTTAATTCTGGGAATTGCTTTCTTAATTCTTCAAAGCTAACGGATTTTACTTCTCCAACATAATAAATATCTTCAAAGTTTGGATCCTCTGTATATGAGTACACTAAATTAGCAGGATCAACATATTCTAATTTTATACCTTCAGCTTTATTCCAATAGGTCTTGGCTGCTCCGATACCAATGGTTGTTAAATCATAATTGATTTTTCTATTTAACAATTCGTACTTATTACGAGCTAACGTATTGTTTATAACCTCTTCTTCGGCTTCTTCAACAGCTTCTTTATAGTTTAACTGCAATCTTAACGCTAATTCATCCGCATCTTCCGGTAAATTATCCGGATCCGGCGAATTAAAAAGATCAGCACCTAAATTGTTTTTAATATCCAACAAAAGATCCTTAGCCATCATATCCCTTAATATACCGGCTGCATAATCTGTTTTCTTTTTAACAGATACAGGATCTTGAGCGTATG